GGCCCCTGGGCACCGTCGGCGCCCGCTGGGCCGGTAGGACCCGGATCGCCCTGGGGACCTTGTGGGCCTGGATCTCCCTGCGGCCCCTGGGCACCGTCGGCGCCCGCTGGGCCGGTAGGACCCGGATCACCCTGCGGGCCTTGCGGACCTGGATCACCCTGAGGCCCTGGAGTGCCTGCTCCGCCTCCTGCCATTCCCCCTGCGGCGTAGAAAAAGTTTTGTGCTGCCGGTAGCGTGATGTGGCCGGATTCTACCGATGAGCCATCGGAGAAGTGAAAGACCAAGGTGAGTAGCTCTTTGGTCTGTCGCACCTCGATGTCAGTTATCCACGGGGCATCTTTGCCGTCGCGCCCATTGGAGCCGTCGGCGCCTGCGCTTCCTACCTTGCCTTCCGGCCCACGAGCCCCGACTGGGCCGGGAAGGCCCCTCGCGCCTTGCGGGCCGCGAGGGCCGACATCTCCCTTCTCTCCGGGAGACCCCTGTCTTCCCCTTTGGCCGCGAGGGCCTCTGATCGAAGACCTATCCTCCTCGGTGAGATCGGAAAACTTCAATTTTAATTCGGATTTTTCATCGTCTGTCAGGTTCTTAAATTTAAGAACCAGAGAGGCGCGCTCCTCGTCGGTGAAGTCAGAAAACTTTGGCTTTAGCGACTCGAAGAAAGAGCGATGCTCGTCAAAGACGAACCCTCGGCCCGGGCTTCCCCGCTGTCCGCGAGGGCCTCTTAGTCTGGACACCTCGTCATCGGACAAGTCGGAGAATTTTAGTTTAAGGCTCTCTCGCATCGAGGCGATCTCTGATCGCACAATGCCGTCGATTGCCTCTCGGTATTTCTCAAATGAGAATCCCTCGCCATCTTTTCCATCGCGTCCGCGAGGGCCGCGAAGGGCTCCGATCTGTTCTTCTGTGAGGTCTTCAAACTTTAGAGAGAATTCTTTTACGAGCGCGGATATCTCGGGGAGCTTCTCCTCCCAATCAAAGTCCTTGCCATCGCGCCCGTCTTTGCCGCGAGGGCCGCGAAGGGCTCCGATCTGTTCTTCTGTGAGGTCTTCAAACTTTAGAGAAAAGTCCTTCACCCACGAGCGTATCTTTTCCTCGTGCTCGCTCCAGACGAAATCCTTACCGTCTCTTCCCTCTGGACCTATAGGGCCGCGAGGGCCGCGTCTCGAATGCGACATCTCTGGAAGCTCGGCGAGCTTCTCAGAGATGAGCTTTGAGACTATGGCCAGAAGGATTTCATTTCTCATCAAATCACTTCGTTAGGAAATCAATTGCAGCTTTTGTAAGGGCCGGGTCCTCTGTAGGCGTAACATCCTTTGGCTCGGCGGGGGCCGGAGTAGACTTCCCGGCCACTTGCGCATCGACAATCTCATCAATCCTGTCAGCAGGAGAGAAGTTATTTGTAGCGATGTAGTACCTGTCGCCATCTTTGTACGGCGCAAGTCCCTCTCGCGCCCGGATCTGATTTGGCGTGATGGCGCCTGATTGCATCATCTTCGAGAAATAATTCGAGCGCGTGGTCATGTCTCCACGGAATACGGCATAGAGATCAAGCTCCGTAAACCTTCCTCCGAATCGGCCATTGAGAAGTTTTACGTCGGCCTCCATCTCTAGGTTATTGGCCCACGCATCGAGAGTGTCTGTCGCTACTTCAAGGTTGGAGTTTTCAACATTGGAGTAAGTGGCTGAGGCGGAGTCGAAAAGTTTTGTCGGCGGAAGCCCCAAGAATCGGGCTATCTCAATTACGCCAAATTTTCGAGACTCAAGAAATTGAAGAACATCGGGATCGAGATTGATCGCCTCGAAGGTCACGCCCTCCTCAAGTAGTGCAACGCCTCCGGCTTTACGTCCAGCATTTTGCTCTTTCCAGGATTCCGCAAGGCGCTTATACGCCTCGTCGGATAGTTTGCCTGCGATCTTGAGCACCCCAGAGGGCACGCCAGAGTTATTGAAAATCCCGGACGCCATGCGATCAGCCGACCGCGAGATGCCGAGAGACTCCGCCGCGTAGGCGAGAAGGCCCTGGCCTATGATGCCGTCTTTTGTGTGGAAGTTTTTAAGATGGAACACGTCCGACGGCTGGAGGTAAACCTCTCCCGAGCCTTCGCCATTGCGCACGCGATATACGAGCTTGCCGCTCTCTGTGCGAAGTGGCTCTACCGATGCCGTAGGCAAAGGATACATCGCCACCGGGCGGCCTGCACCATCGCGAACAATCTCTGAGTATCCGTTACCGTGAATGATCGCATTCTGGATCATCGTCAGTCTCCAGAAGAAAGCATTCATCTCTTCGCTGGCCGAAAGAGAAAGAAGGTTAGCTACCTTTCCCTCTTGAACATCATTGAATTTGTCTTTTACTTCCCATGGGAGCTTTGCAATCTGCGTTGAGATGTAAATTACCCCGCGATGGAATGCGGAGACACTCATCGACGTATTCTCATCAATCGGCGTGCCGCCTACTCCGGGAATATATCTCCGAGGAGCACTTACTTGCTTAGATGGAAATATTCGGGAAAAGAATTTTCCAAGATTCATGTCGCTCCCCTCAGAGACTTATCGTCGGCTCTTTTTCTTAAAGACTGGGGCTTCGTCGATTTCCTCATCGAGGTCCTCAACATCCGAAGTATTTGTCGGCTCGATGGGCGCTGTCACGGCTTTCCGTACTTCTGCCCCAGAAACTAGAGTCGCCCCGCGCTTTAGCCAGCGGTCAACACTCGCCTCGGGAATGTCGTGGATGCCGACTTTAAAAGTCGTCTCAGGAGAAGACCCATTCCACTGCTTTTCAAACTTCATCTTCACTGTCTTCATTTGCTACCTCTCTAAAAATAAAAGGGACAACATGTGTCCCTTTTACTAGATCCGAAGTGTTTTCGGGACCATTAAATGTCTTGCGAGTACGCTGGCAACAAGTCTGGGCCGACGAGTACCGCGAGTACCGAAGCGAGCTTTGCAGCGCCGCTGTCCGCGATATCCATAGACACCCATGCAAAGCCGTTGTTCACGTCGAGGTCTTCTTCCAAAACCTCAAACACTGCAAGGCCCTCTTGCGCCGCGAAGTCAGCAGAGATGTCGAACATCGCCGCAGCCACCGTGGGCTCTACCTTTGTGAACTTGGTAGCTGTCCCAGCTTTTTTAAAGTAGGGATTAGCTACCGACAAATCCTTCGAGGATCCAGCCGACGCGGCATCGTGTTGGCGCAGAGTGCATTGCACTGTAGCGCCTGTCGAATCTCCCATGTCTACGAGGAATGCAACGCGCTTGCAGCCCTTCATCGAGACTCGGGCGCCTGTTACCGCTGCCGTGTTGAGGTCAACTGGCAGGACGACCTGCTTCATGTTTGCTTTTTCCATCAAGAATGCTTCCATTTTTTACTCCAGGAAAGAATTGTTCAAAATCAAGAGACCAAAGAGTGAGCCTCAGCTAAGAGGCCCACTATCCAGGGCGATTATGCGCGGTCTGCGAGCTTCACGAATGCAGACATTTGGTGCGAACCAAACTCTGTCGTTACTGGAGCAGAGAATGGGACCTTACCGTCAACACGCATTGTGAACTTGAATGCTGTGATATCGCGGTCGAAGTACAAGTGGATCGAAGTCGAAGACTTAACTCCGCCTGCCTTCACGATAGTCCAGTAGTAGTCCAAGTTTCCAAACAGGATGTCGCCTGCGTCGCCCAATGCTGGGAGAGCCGACATCATCGGGACAACCGGGCGACCGAGGAGCGTGCCGTAAGGCATCGCATTGATCGCGCCTGGGCCGAAATAGATGAAGTTTCCGTTATCATCTTTCAGGCCAATGAGTTGTTCTTCTGCGCCCGCATTGATGTACCACTTCGCATTTGCGCGAGCGGCAGGGATCATGCGCGAGTACATCTTGATGATGTTCTTCGCGACGATAGTGTCAGCGGCCTGACCAGACTCTTTCGCCACTTCAACCGTGAAGGGAGAAGTGAGAAGGCCTTGCGGCTTGCCTACGCCATCGCCTGTTAAGATCGCGCCGTTGATCTTGTGCATGATTGCTTCTGGAGCCGCGAGGTTGATGTACGACTCAAGAGCCATAGCATCTTCGAGCAGCTCGTCAGTCGCGGGCACAAGTGCCGCGAGCTTCTGGAGGCGGAGGTCTGCGCGCTTGAACTGGGGTTTCGACTGGGTGATTGTTGCACCCTCGCCTGTCCAGTAAGCCTGCACGCCGCTGTTCCATGGCTGACTCTCATCAACCGGGAAGCCAAGCGAGTTTCCGCCGATTCGCATTTGGCGAGTGGCGCTCAAGAGCGACTCGCTAGAAGCGAGCTTCTTGATGATTGTTGAAGACATTTCCTCTGGAACGAGGAAGCCACCGTCTTCGCCATTCTTTTCGTAGGCGACGGCATTTTGCAGCTTCTCGTGCATACGGCCACCCGCCGCAGACTTAACAGCCATCAAAAACTCGCCAGAGTTTTTGAAGCCGCCAAAGCGGTCGGTAGCCGAAGCGCCTACCTCAATGCGAGGAGACGGTGCAGCGGCCTGAGTCTTGCGAGGAGCCGGAGTTTCCGACTTCGCTTTCATCGCCTCGACTTTTTCGAGGGCGCTCATTTGCGCCGTGAGAGACTCAAACTCTGTGTTCAAGTCTTCGATCTGAGTGATTTGCTCAGACGTGAAGCCCTCTGCTCCGGCTGAGATGCCTTCGAGTTGGGCGCTGATAGCTGCCAGACGTGCGCGGATTTGTTCGAGTGTCATTTTCGTTTCTCCAAGTTTTGTTGTTTCCGGTCGGGAGGGCGCTGCGCACGAGGCGAGCTAATTCCTCGATTACTTTTTCAGTCTCTCTTCAATTTTCTTTTTCAATTCGTCTTTCGCAGAAGAAATCGCATCGGTCTCCGACTTGAAAGTCTTCGGCGCTTTGTTGATCCACTTTGCTGAATCAAAAACAGAAGCGGCAATAGGCACCGAGTCCTCGGCCTTTGAGTCAACAAAGCCTTTCTCAATTGCCTGATCGGCGTCGAGCCAAGTTTCTTCTGAAAGCATTTTCTTGATTTCTGCGCGATCAAGTTTTGTCTTCTTCGCGTAAATCGAGACGAGTTGTTCTTCCACATCCATGAGGCGATTGATTACTTCCTCAAGGTCATTGGAGTTTCCCATCGCAAAGGACCAGGGCTTATGGATCATGTAAAGGGCGCCCTCGCCCATGATGATCTCGTCACCCGCGAGCGCGATGATCGAGGCAATAGAGGCGGCAAGGCCGTCGATGTGAACGATGATCTTTGCCT